CGTCAGCGCTGATTGCCTGACCATCCTCAATCTTTAGCAGAGCGTCAGCAAGTGCGTCAGCATCTACGCCAGCGCGCTCGGCAACCTTGTCAAGACCACGCACCGACTGAAGACCAGCCGTGCCAGGGTAGGCAGGGAAAGCCACTAGCGATACTTCGTGAAGGCGAACAGACTTTAGAGTGCGCTCTGATCCATCTGTTGACCATGAGTCACCACCGGCAGGAACTGAGAACCCGAACGACATTGAGTCAACATCGCCACGCTTTAGAAGCTCAGCAACATCGCGACCGCGTGAGGTGTTTGGCAGAATGCCCTCGACCTTTAGGCCGCGCTCATCTTCGTAGAGGGTTAGGGTCTTGGCGCGAGTTGAGCCTAGAATCTCGCCAGAGTCGTGGTTCCATAGGAACTTGACATCGTTACGGCTTCTTAGGGTCTTCTTGAAAGCTCCACGCGCAATACGCTCAATAAATGGAAGTGGCTCGGATGGCGAGTCAAAGACGGCAGCGTAACCGCTGAAGCGCATTCCCTCGGCTTCCTCACGAATCTCGAACTGCGTAGTGTTTACGCGAGTCTCAATCTTTGACAATGCTTCGCCTTTCGCTCTGCCTTCGTTTTCTTCTTCAATCCTAGCAACTACGCCTTGTGCATACTCCATAGCTCGGCGGGCTGATGCCTTGCTCGGGCCTGAACCCCATAGCAGGTGTGCAACTACACCAGCACTAGGATAATCATCGGAATTAGGGTTAGCGGCGGGTGCATCCAGATCAGCCATGTGGCGAGCAATCCAAGCGGCAATCCGAACCCACTTGTCAGCGGTGACATTACCTGCCGCCATCGCGCGAGCTTCGCGAACAGTTCTTTCAACCAGTCCATCTCCAGCCTTGCCTTCTTCGTAGTAACGCAATCCCTGACGGGCTGCGGCGCGCATGTAGGCTGGCGGGGTTAGGTTTACTTGTCTTGACTCTGGCTGGCAGACTTGGCAGTTTCCGGTGCAGTCTTCGCAGGTGTCGCGTTCTTCGAGTTCGTCTTCGTAGTCGGGCTCGTCTTCATCGTCTGAATCGTCTGGTTGCCAAGCGTTGCAGTAGTAGTCACCTCTGACGAAGTCTGACCACTTTTCGCACCATGCTCGGTCACCTTCTGGGCTGACTCGGTCATCGTTGTAGAAGAAACAGTTTCCGCAGGCGCGACCTTCTGGAACATCTTCCGAGAGGGCTGGTCTGTAGTTGTCTGGGAGCTGGCGCTGTTGTGCGGTATCCCCGTTGAACTCCCTATAAGTGCCACCTGGTTCAATCCCTTCTGCAACTGAAACGCCAACCATTGCATCAATCGCATCTTGCTTGTTTGAGTGGCACGACATCATCGAGCCATCTTCCTTGACTACTGCCCAGCCTGCACAGCGAGGCGATTCATCCCAAATAAAATACGGCATCTAATGACTCTGTTTCATCCATGAAATTATGTGACCGGTCTTATTGCTTACTGCATAGATTAGCTCTAACGGCATGAGGTTGAACTGATAGCTTTCTTCCTTCAGCAACAACAGCCCGTTCTGTGGTGTAACACCTGGGCCACCAATCCAGATGTCGGTTGAGTTGTCGTTGTTGTGAATAGTGATTCTGCTCTCGGTTGTAGACACGCCATCAATAGCCGTAGCAGTTAGCCCAATGCTCGCTTGCCCGTTGGTAATCATTAGACCTCGTAGGCGCTCTGTGGGTCTTCTGGGTTGACCTGAGCGATGCCCTGTAGCTGAACAGTCGGCAGTCCGGTGTGGTCAATGGCTGGGAGTCCCATAGAGGCTAGAACCTCGGCTGGGTCAAATCCAGAGTTGACTAGCTTCTGCGCCATGTTGACACGCTTGTCGGTTGCGGTTAGGTCGGCTGCGTCTAGGTTGACATTTGCCAAAGGAACGCGAACGCTGTCTGCGGCTGGGTCGTTGATCGGAGTCAAGTCCTCAAGTCTGCGAACATCGTTGATGGTCAAGAAGCCTGACTGCAATCCGATGCTGTAGGCGCTCATGCGGGTGTTGATGTCTGCGCGTAGCAATCCGTCAAGGTTGAACTTGATGAAGGCTGTTTCTCCGCCTGGCTCGCGAGATAGCAAAGGCGTGAATGCGGTCTCAAGCTTCTGGATGAGTGGCCTCAGCGTGTGGGTCACGAAGGCGATGTTGTTAGCCTCGACCGATGAGTAAGTGAAAGAACCCTGGATACCGAGAAGGTTTGGCGGGATGTTGAATGCGCGAGCGACATCCTCAACCGCTAGGCGGCGAGAGTCAAGGAACTGAGCCTTATCGTTCTCAACCGAAGTCGGGACATACTTTGCACCACCTGAGATGATTGCGGTGCGGTGTGCGCGACCCCATCCGCGGTGTCGAGCGTCAAAGCCTTCCTGAAGCATCTTGGCCTGATCGCCAGTTAGGTTGCCAGGGAACTCGATAACACCGCTGGTCTGAGTGCCAGAACCGAAGAAGGTTGCGGCGTAGTTCTCTAGCGCGATGGCTAGTCCCCAGTTGGTCTTGAGTGCCTCGACTGGTGCGACTCCACGAATATGTCCTGGTCTGACGATGTTCGGGATAAAAACGATTTGGTCAGAGCCTAGAAGTTCTGTTTCATTCTCAACGGCAAACATAACTCGACCGACACCGTTACGGCGAATGGTTACAGTCTTAGGGTCGAGGACTACTAGATTCACAATCTGCCCAGACTCATTTGAGTAGATGCGAATGAATGCGTTTCCGTCAAGGAGAAGGGAGACGATAATCGAACCCCAGAACGCTTCCTTCGTGCTGTCAATGTCGGGTCTTGATAGCCAGACTGGTCTTGGCCTGAATGCAAAGCGGTTGCCGTCTCTGCGAATGTAGGAGTCAACCGGCAGGGTCGAGATGGTGTCAGAGATGAGCGAGATAGCAGAGTAAATCGCGTTGACTTGGAACGCGGTAGCGCTGTCAACCTTAGTTGCGCTGAGGCTCGTCAGCGTGTTGAAGTCATCGCCAGCTCCCCAGATTGTCTGGTAACTGATCGCTCGCTTCGCGAAAAGATTGTCAAAGATTCCCAAAACCTACCGCCTAAACAAATACTTGAGGCACTATCTGTTCTTCAATTCTACCGCTTGCCCTGTCATACGCCATCAGTAAAGCAATAGCGAGGTCAATCTTCAGCCTGGGGTTGCGGTAGTCCTTAGTTATTCTCGCGCCTCGGTTCGAGTCTACCTTCAGAATACAGTTCTCGAGATGACGCGCTAGTGCGCCGTCTCCGTTGTGCTTTATCTTGCTATTCATAATTGCCTCAAACAGCTTGGCTGTTGCTGGCACGGTGCGTGAAATCGTGTTCGGGTATTCCACCACAACCATTCCGGCATCCGACCATTGGAACATTTCGTCTTGCCAGTAGGTAGGGTCACAGACAATCTCTCGGCAATTAGGGTTGGCGAAGAAGAAGTCAATGACCGCCTTGCTTACTTCGGCCTTGTCAACAATCCATGAATCGTCATCGAGCGCAAAGTCTTTCTCCCAATGCGCAACCCTAAAGACTCGGAAAACATCGCCTTCCTCGCGTGGCATGATGACTGCGACCAGCGCGGTTGAGTCGTTCTTCCACGATCCGTCAAAGCCCAAGACATACTCATCGGTTGGCAAAAGCTCAAAGGATTCCTCTAAGCCTTCCCATACTCCGGCTGGCAACCAGGCAGACTTGCTGTTTACCCATTGGTTTGTGCGCTTGATTTTGAACTCGGCTTCGGGTGTGCGGCGAACGGCTGATTCGAAGTCTTCGGCAGAACAAATGTCACCGTAGCCAGGGTTAGCTAACTGCCAAGTCTCGGCTCTGCGGTGATCCATCTCAGCGGGTGCTTCCCACCAAGCCATGAAGAAAGTGTCATCTTTTAGTTCGCCGGTGCTTACTTTTTTCCCGTAGTTATACAGGCTGTAAGCGATTGAGTCATTGCCTGTTGTGTCACTACGAGTCCCAGCGGTGGTGATGGCGATGAGGGTTGCCAATCTGCCACGCGCACCCATAGCCAGCGACATGACATCGAATAGGTCACGCGAGGGCTGAGCGTGTAGCTCATCGAAGATAGTTGCTGAAGGGTTTAGACCTTCTTTTGAGTAAGCCTCAGCGGATAGGACTCGATAGACCGAACCTGCCTTTGGAAGTTCAATTGCATCGCGGTAGAGCTTGGTGATTGCGCTGAGTTCTGGTGAGGCTTCGACCATGCGCTTAGCGTCAGCGAATACGATGCGAGCCTGTTCCTTTTCCGCTGCGACCGAGTAAACTTCCGCACCGCGAGCGCCGAGGATAAGCGAGTAAAGACCAAACACCGAACCTAGTGCGGACTTGCCATTCTTGCGTGGCATGCCGATGAGGCTAATGCGGTGGCGATAGCCTTCGTCATCACCTGCAAAGACATGGCGGATTAGTTCCTTTTGCCACTCGCGGAGATGCAGGGCCTGACCAGCTTTGCCAGCAATTGAGTCTTTTGTGACAATGCCAAACGCCTCAGCAAAGTCAATGACAACTTCGCCTTCGCCGCTCTCGATGTCAGTCTGCGGAACCGGAGTCAACCATTGTGGAGGCCACACGCCTTGACTTCCTTTCCATCAGTTCTTCAAGCTTGCTGGCTACCTTGACTTCGGCAACTCCCATTCGGGTGCGGTCGGCTGGTGTGAATCCCAGCATCCCGAGGTTTGAGCTAATCATCTTTTCAAGATCGTGAAGCGCTCGGTATAAACGCCACTCTTGGGTTTCTTCAATCTTGCTGATTAGGTCGGTGCGTCTATCCATTTGCTCACACACCAACATCAAAAGTTGCGTGTCAGAGTTACGCGCAATCCAGTTGCCACCGGTTGTCATCGCTGCATCCCAAAGCTGAGTGCCTGCGAAGTCGAGAGGTCGGAACGGTGCAACATAGCCGCCGTCAACATACTCGAGAGGTTTTGGCATGGCTCGCTTGCCTGGATTGCCGAGCTGTTTCTTCAGCTCTAAAGGCTTTGGTGGGTTAGGCATTTTCTCTCACTACATCTTGTGGTCGGTAGGTTGTTTGACCACTACATCTAGTGTAACCCCGAATGGTTTGAAATGCGGATGCGTGCAAAAGAG